AATAATTTGACATTTTCAGATTTGAAGAACATAATTATTAATGGATTAGCAGGAAAACTAAATCGTGAGGATAATGTTTCTGAAAAACTTGACGGACAAAACTTAATGATAAGTTGGGTGGACGGAAAGTTAAAAGCAGCAAGAAATAAAGGTCATCTGAAAAATGGTGGTAAAACGGCACCAACAACTGCTGGAATTGCAAATATGTTTAGTGGTAGGGGTAATATAAAAACTGCCTTTGTAGGTGCGATGAGAGATTTAGAAAATGCTATTGGTAAATTGTCAGAACCACAAAAGAATAAGGTTTTTGGTAATGGAACTAAATGGATGAATTTAGAGGTTATATATCCACAAACAGCAAATGTAATTGACTACGATGTCGCTGAAATTGTATTTCACGGAACTACTGAATATGATAAATCGGGTAGGGCAAAAGGATATTCAAAAGAAGGTGCTCGTATGTTAGAAGGTATGATTAGACAAATTAATCAAAATATACAAAAGAAATTTAAAATTAGTAGACCTAACTTTTTACAACTGAGTAAAGTACAAGACTTTGGTAAAAAGAAATCTACTTTTTTAAGCAGGTTGAATAAACTACAAGGTCAGTATGGACTAAAAAATACAGACAAATTAGGTATGTATCATCAGTCTTATTGGCAAAATTATATATTTAATGCGGCAAAACAATTTAATACTAAATTAAAAGATAGTCAATTAATTAAACTAACAAATCGTTGGGCATTTTTTGACAAATCATATAGTATAGGAGATATTAAAAAAGATTTTAAAGATAATCCAAAATTTGTTGATTGGGTAATAAAAACTGATAAACTTGACCATAACAAAATGTTTAAACAAAATATAAAACCATTTGAAATTTTATTCTTTCAAGTAGGTGCAGAAATATTGAAAAACATACAGGGATTTTTAGCAGTATCACCTGACTCAGCAGTTCAAAAAATTAGACAAGATGTCACAAAAGCATTATCAGATTTACAAAAACCAGATAATGTTCAAAAATTAGAAAAATTAAAAATACAAATAGAGAAATTAGAAGCTATCGGTGGGTCAAGTTCAATAGTACCTTCAGAAGGTTTGGTGTTTAAATATAAAGGTAATATTTATAAATTTACTGGAGCGTTTGCACCAATTAATCAAATATTAGGTAGTTTAAGATTTTAGGAGAGATAATGGCAGGTTATTCAAAAGATACAGAAAGACAAAATAAAGCACTCAAAGATTTGATGAGTGGTAAAGACTATGAAAAAGATTATGTTCAAGTAGGATATGAGGGTAAACAAGAGGACTTAGGTGGAAAAACAAGAGAGTCTGAATTAAGTAAAACAATGCAGTCTATCAGGATGCCTTGGTTTTGTCCTAAGTGTAAAAAAGCAATGAAAAAGAAACTTGATAATAAGTTTTGGAGATTAATGAATCATTGTTTTGATTGTCAAATAGATTTTGAGAACAAACTCAGAATGGAGGGTAAGTTTGATGATTGGGCACAATCTAAAATGTTAGAAAACCAAAAAGCGTATCTAAAAGATTTAGAACAAAGTATAGATGACTTTGAAAAAACAGGTGGTAAAAAAACTTACTTTAACAATGTTGGTGTAAATACACCTATGTTAGAGGAAGATAAATGGGAAATGGCAGAACAAGAGTTTGAAAAAACCATTTCAGAAGCAAGAGATTTCATACGAGAAAAAAGAGAACTCGTAGAAAAAGCAGAAAACGAACTACAAGGAGCGAAATAATGAATATCATACAAGCGATATTAAATCTTTTCTTTGGTGGAAATAAAAAACAAGAGGTAAAAGAACTTGACAAACAAATCAAAGTAAAAGATAGTGAGGTTAAAGAACTTGAAAAAGAAGTAAAAGTTCTTGAATCTAAAAAGAGAGTGAATAAAAAAGAAGTAGCTAAATTAAAACGAAAAGTTACTACTACTAAAAAACAAATTGCACAAGCATCAGAAGCAGTAAAAGAAGATAATGCTGATGACGCAGTAAAATTTCTTAAGAAGTTTTCAAAGTAGTATATATTTATATATATGAGATATTTAATTTACATATTATTAATGGGAGCATTATTCTCTCAAGAAGTGGTTGACGAACCTAAAACCTATACTTTTACAGAGGAAGAAGTATTAGGATTTACTAACGAAATTAAAGAACTACAACTAAAAGATAGTTTAAATGTTTCGTTGGTAATGGATTTAGAGGAGCAAATCAAACTTTATGAGGAAAATTCATTCATAGACTCTATGTTGATTTCAAATAAAACTACCCAAATTAATCTACTGAAAGACACTAATAAACTTCTTGAACAAAAAGTAAAACTTGTTAGACCCAAATGGTATGAGAACAAATGGTTATACTTTACATATGGAGTTTTGATGACTGCTACATCAGTTAAGTTAGCAGGTCAAATAGTAGATTAATGGCAGAACAAATTAAAGAAGTAATAAAAGACCAATATATAAAATGTGCTACTGACCCAGTATATTTTATGAAAAAGTTTTGTATGATACAGCATCCGATTCAAGGTAAAATACCATTTGATTTGTATGAATTTCAAGAAAAAACGATTAGAGAATTTAAAGACAATCGTTTTAATGTAATTTTAAAAGCAAGACAATTAGGTATTTCTACATTGTCAGCAGGTTATAGTCTTTGGATGATGACTTTTTTTCAAGATAAAAACATTTTGGTAATCGCAACAAAACAAGAGGTAGCAAAAAACTTGGTTACGAAAGTTCGTGTTATGCACGCAAATTTACCAAGTTGGTTAAAACAACCTTGTGTGGAGGACAATAAATTAAATTTAAGATATCGTAATGGTTCACAGATTAAAGCAGTATCAAGTGGCCCAGAAGCTGCTCGTTCAGAAGCACTATCTTTATTAATATTAGACGAAGCCGCATTTATTGATAAGATTGATGAAATATGGACAGCTTCACAACAAACACTTACAACAGGTGGTAGTTGTATTGCATTATCAACACCTAATGGTGTGGGTAATTGGTTTCATAAAACTTGGGTAGAAGCAGAAGAAGCAACAGGTATGTTTAATCCAATAAAATTACATTGGACGGTTCACCCAGATAGAAATCAAGATTGGAGAGATGAACAAGATACACTTCTTGGGCCATCAAATGCAGCACAAGAGTGTGATTGTGATTTTTTAACTTCCGGAACTGGTGTAATAGACCCTATAATTCTTGAAAAATTAAGAAAAAACAATTGTTCAGAACCAGTAGAAAAAAGAGGTATCGATAGTAATATGTGGGTTTGGGAACAACCAAACTATAATAAAGATTATATTGTTTGTGCTGATGTTGGTAGAGGAGATAGTGCAGATTATTCAGCGTTTCACGTGATTGAATTAGAAAGTTTAACTCAGGTGGCAGAATATAGGGGTAGAATAAATACAAAAGATTTTGGAAATATGCTGGTTTCTATATCAACAGAATATAACGATGCACTACTTATTATAGAGAACAATAATATTGGTTGGGCAACAATCCAACAAGTAATAGATAGGGATTATCCTAATCTATTTTATACAAGTAAAGACTTACAATATGTTGATGTTCAACATCAAGTAACGAATAAACATTATCGTGAGGATAAGAAAATGGTTGCTGGTTTTTCAACGACTTCTAAGACCAGACCACTAATTATTAGTAAGTTAGAAGAATTTTTTAGAGAGGAAAGTGTAGTGGTTCGTTCAAATCGTTTGATTGATGAACTAATGACTTTTGTCTATATAAATAATAAAGCACAAGCTATGCAAGGATATAATGATGACCTTGTAATGTCTTTTGCTATTGGACTTTGGGTTCGTGATACTGCACTTAGATTACGAACACAAGGTGTGGAATTAACAAAAAAAACCCTATCCAAGATGATGGATAACGAGGGTTTATACAATGCCAATGATGTAAACAAAAATGATAGTTGGGATTGGGATACAGGAAAAGAAAAAGAGGACTTAACGTGGCTCTTATAGAAACGAGGTAAAAAATGGCGGATACAACATTATTTGGGAGACTACGAAGATTATTCAGTACAAATGTAATCGTTCGTAATGTCGGTGGTAAAAAATTAAAAATTGCCGATACAGACCAAGTGCAAAAACAAGTTAAATCACACTTAGTTGATAGATATTCAAAACTACATAGTAATTTAGACTTAGTGGGCACCGGTTATTCAACTGTTCATCAAGTTATGGCAGCAAGGTTAGCACTATTTAAAGACTATGAAAGTATGGACTCAGACCCAATCGTTTCATCTGCATTAGATATATATTCTGACGAATCAACAATGAAAGGACAATATGGACAAATTGTTGAAGTAAAAACTGATAACGACAATATAAAAGACATATTACACAATTTATTTTATGATATTATGAATATAGAATTTAATTTATGGCCTTGGGTTCGTAATATGGTTAAGTATGGAGACTTCTTTTTACATTTAGATATTAATGAAAAGTATGGTATTACTAATGTAGTCCCACTTTCACCTTATGAAGTTATAAGAGCAGAGGGAGAAGACCCAGAAAATCCTTATTATACTAAATTCTATTTAGAAAGTATTGAAGGAGCACACCCTTATTTCGGACAAAAGTCAGCAGGTAAAGGAAAAGTAGAATTTGAAAACTTCCAAATCGCACACTTTAGATTAGCAAACGATAGTAATTTCTTACCTTATGGTAAATCTATGATTGAATCTACAAGAAAGATTTGGAAACAATTAACACTTATGGAAGACGCAATGTTAATTCACAGAATTATGAGAGCACCTTCTAAACGAGTATTCAAGATTGACATTGGTAATATACCACCAAATGAAGTTGACAATTATATGCAAAGAATAGTTAACAAAATGAAGAAAACACCATTTATGGATGCTGATACAGGTGAATATAATTTAAAATACAATATACAGAACTTAACAGAAGATTTCTTTATGCCAGTTCGAGGTGGAGATAGTGGAACTGATATATCAGAGTTAGGTGGTATTGATTATGATTCAACCGAAGACATTGAATATTTAAAAAACAAATTATTAGCATCACTTAGAATACCAAAAGCATTCTTAGGTTTTGATGAAAATGTCGGTGGTAAAGCAACACTTGCAGCAGAAGATGTAAGATTTGCCAGAACCATAGAAAGAATACAAAGAATTATCATATCAGAGTTAACAAAGATAGCAGTTGTTCACTTATATTCACAAGGATATACAGATGAAGACTTAGTAAACTTTGAATTAGACTTAGCAAGTCCTTCAACAATGTATGAACAAGAAAAGGTTGAATTATTAGGACAGAAAGTTTCATTAGCTCGTGATATGTTAAGTGATAAAATTTTACCTTATCAATGGATTTATGACAATGTGTTTAACTTTTCTGATAAAGAAAAAGTAGAAATACAAAATCAAATCATTGATGACCAGAAAGAGAAGTTTAGACATTCTCAAATTGAAATGGAAGGTAATGACCCAATGGATACAGGTGAATCAGTTGGAACACCAAGTAGTATGGCAGCAGTTGGAGTCGGAGAAGATGAAGCTTCTACACCACCCGATACAGCAGCAGGTTCGGTATTTGACATTTTCGATGACGGAGAGGACAAAAGACCAGAAGACGAACAAGGTGGAAGACCTGAAGAGATGAATCATTATGGTAAAGATAGTGGTGCGAGAGGTCGAGACCCACTCGGTAAACAAACAAAAAATAGAAGACCACTTGCATTAGCTCATTATGACGCATTGAAAAAAACAATGGGTGAAAAAAAGTCAAAAAGCATAATACAAGAAACTAATCAAGTTGATGAATTAGAAAAAGAATATAATGAATATAAGGAAGAAAACGGACAAGATTAATACCGATTTCTTAAAAGTTTTATATTTATTATTGATAAAATACAGATAAATACTTTGGAGCTCAAATGTCTTATGTAAAACATAATAAGATAAAGAATACAGGCATTCTTTATGAACTTTTATCACGTCAAATAACAGTTGATGTGATTAATGATGACAAAAACTCTAAATCAGTTAAATTATTCAAAGAATTCTTTAATAAAAATACTGAATTAGGTAAAGAATACGAATTATATTCAATCTTATTAAATAAAAAATACAAAAACTTGACTCACGCATCACAATTACTTGAGGCGGTAGTCAAAAGTCGTAGAAAATTGTCAAATCGTCGTTTGGCAAACGAAAAATACAATTTAATTAAAACAATTAAAGAGAATTATGATATAAAAGAATTCTTTAACACAAGAATACCTAACTTTAAAGTTATGGCATCAGTATATCGTGTTTTTCAAACAGAAGTTGGTAAAGAAGACTTTGGGCCAGTCCAAAAAACAGATTCATCAATCACTATAACTGAACATATTACTCAATCTAAAGTTAGTAGAGGTAATAAACAAAATTTAAGTGAATATTCAGAACAAGACAAAGATTTAAGATTGTTGAGTTATCAATTATTAGTTGATAAATTTAATAAAAAGTATAAAACTCTTGATGAAAATCAAAAAAACTTGTTGAAACAATACATCAACAATGTATCCAATACTAATTCATTAAAAGAGTTTATCGATTCAGAAGTAATTAAAATCAAAAGAGCTCTAAAAACATTACTTCCAAAAGTAAACGATAAAATTACAAAGATTAAATTATCAGAAGCAATTGATTATACAGACTCAGCTACAAAAGGTAAAGTCGTGAAAGATAAACACGTGGTTGCATTGATGAGATACTATGAACTAATTAAGGAAATCAAAAATGTCCAAACGCGCCAAAATAATAACTAAACTAAAAGAGTATATTAGAAGCTTAGTTGTTCGTGAACTTGAAGAAGCATCAACAACGGGAACGGCTGGAACTTATCCA